GAACAAATGAAAAAGACAAGTCATATTGATATGTGGAAAACCGATATTAAAAATATGTAGGCAATAGATAAGTATGGGTGAAGCTGCGAAAATATCGCTCAAAGCTATTGGGAAGCAAGATACATATTTGCTTTCTAAAGATCCAGAAGAATCCTTCTTTAATTATACGTTGGATAAAAGACATTCTGAGTTTAGAAAATATCACCGAAGTAAAATTATTACAAATCCTGGAAAAATTGCAACGTGGCCATTTAATGAAACTATAAAAGTACAATTTAATCCAAGAAACATGGGTGATTTTTTAAGTAATATGTGGATGAGTATTACTTTACCAGGTCTGGATCCCGATGAAAATTATGCAGACCAAATTGGGCGGCATATTCTTAAAAGTATTACCATGTATGTAGATGATTTGGAGGTTGAGAAAATACATGATGATTGGGGAATTATATATGACGAGCTTTACTTAGAGATGTCAGAAAAAGTTGCAAATAGATTTCTTGTAAATAGAAACCTTGGTTACGATGATTCAACATTAGATGCGTACAAAAATACCGCTAGGTATGACGCGGAAGTGGTTATACCACTTCACTTTTTCTTTTCGCGAAAGTATTCAAGTGATGAATATTCTTCTAATACCCCGAATAGACCATATTTTCCAATATGTTCTATATATAAACAAAAAATTGAATTTGAATTTGAATTTCATAAACAAACATTTTTTACAGATTCTGCTAAAGTATTAACACTCCCATCATTTAATTTAATTACAGAAGAAATAACAGTAAGTGGAGAAGAGCGAAATTATTGGGTGACTCAGCCACAATTGTTGGTAACTGATATAGTTAAAAAACATCCAATAATAATTAGTGAAATTGGTAAAAATGTTATCCGAAATAACTTGGTTCCAAATATTCCTGTAAAGTGTATTCATTGGTTTTTAAGAAACACGACATTTGAAAACGAAGATGTAATTAAAGAAGTTGGTGAAGTTGACACGGGTAAGTATTATATTCATAATCGCTTCAACTTTTCTTCTAATGTGAACTTCTCCGAAACATATACATTTTATGCGTCGGTAATGGACGAAGCGAGCTTTTATATAAATGGAAATAAACTTCCAAACGTAACAAAAACGGATCATACATATTATAAGTATCTTATTCCATCACAAAAAAGATTATCGAGACCAATTAGAAATATATATACGTATAGTTTCTCGATGAATCCAATAAATGTAGAACCATCTGGAAATCTAGATTTTAGTGCAATACAATCCGATAAGACAAATATCGAAGTCAAACTAAAAACTGACAATGTAACTATTCAATCTAATACATTTTCATTGAATATGTATTATACAGGGTATCAAACTTTTACATTTGATAACGGGTTTATGCGACCTGCCTATTAAATAGCGAGTCTCTATTATCAGAAATATAATCAATAATTTTATTCTTAATACACCATCTGATGAAGTTCAATTGTGCCAATGTAGTTTGAATTTCATGGGATGTACCTGGTACAATATATGAAAATTTCTCGGATCTACAAAATGGATCAAATAACTTTTTACTATATCCATCTAAACTTGATTTATATGCACAATGTACGGTAAATAACTTACCATCACTGGTGTTATAAGAGGTGTGATTTTTCTTTGAATAATTTGTTATAAACCATTCGATATTTCGGAGAGATATACCACTTGCTTTATCCAACACAGTTAATAATTTTGATCTATTCTTTTCGTTGTTGTAAAATTGGTTAATTGAAGATAGTAGAATATCAGTTTTGCTCATTACATTATATAGTTCCTAATTCTATAAGCTCATTAGAGGATTCACAAGCTGGACACCCTTCTACAAACATTTGATCTGATGGGTGATTGTGAAGACTCAAACTTGAAAGTGATCTATGACAATTAATGCGAACTCCTTGAGCTGCGTGGTGTCGACAATAACCACTATACATACCTTTGAATGTACATCTTTGTCCATTCGATTTTGTACCTTTACATGTTGTACTCGAATATGTATCTGGTAAATCTTTCAGAAGAATTTCAAGTGAAATACCATGTTTTTTTGAAAGAGTTTCAGCGTAATCATTGAGAATAGTATTCATACGATGTTCTATCTCCTCATCAACTAGCTTTGTAATCTTTTCATATAGACTCATTCTTAATTGTACTATGCTCGTAGTTTTTAAATAGGTCTTCAACGGACTCTTCTTGTTTCATTCTAGCTTCCTTAATACGAGTTTTAAGGATAGCCAGTGTACCCGTTTCTTCTAAACCAAGGCGATTACATTCAGCGATAAGCTCATCCTTTTTCATACCACTCAAGGGTGGTAACTTCGGAGGTTTGAGTGGTTTGTGTTTATTAATAATCTCACCAAAGATTTCATCCTTAACATTTGCGTAAAGTGGATCCAATAGATCACACACAGGATTTAAGAATTTGTTAAGGAAATAATAGTGATAATCTACAGGTATGCCATGCTCCTCTACATATTTTGGATCTTCGGCTTTTTCGTACGCTTTGGCTTTGGAATCTTGCGTCTTTGTGAGGATATATGGAACTCTGTCACCAGATTGTGGTTCAGAACCAGGCTTTCTTTGACGCATTTTTGTAACAACTTGCACATGCGATTGATTAATATTAACACTTTCCGAACTTGTCACTTGGACATTTTTACCCCCAACTTTATAAGTATCAGAGAGCGATTGACTCAAAATCAATTTATGATTTGGGACATCACCCGACAAAAGCTCAATGGCACGCTCTTTAGCAAGTTCTTTTGGAGGACCTGGGTCACTTGATGTTAAAACTACATCAAGAAGTTCCTTACATACTTCTCGAACATGTGGTGTGTTATCTCTTCGTACAAGTTGAAGACCTTTCACATCAATATAATCCATGTGCATATTTCCATCTTTACCTTTAGTCCAAAGTTTTGCAGCATATCGCTTCTTACTATAGAGGAAATATGGCCAATACACTTTTTCAAGTTCGAGATTATTCGGTTTTTTAAAGAGAGCGCTACATTCTTCTGCAGCTCTTTCACCTACTTCCCAACTATACGCAATAGCTTCTTCACCTTTACGGTCACCTACATCAAACTCAACCATAACAGAATCCGTATCCCCATATCTCACTTTTGCTCCTGGAAAGTTCTTCTCTACGTATGCTTTAGTCTCCTCAATCATACTACGACCCTTAGAAGTTGTTGTAGAAGCAATTGGAACACACGGAAGAATACCCTTACCAGCTCCAGTAAAACCATAGACAGAGTTCATAGAAATCTTATAGGCTAACTGCTTACCATTGTAGACTTCTTTCATGAAACCACTCGAATTAGCCATGTCCTTTTTGGCTTGCTTACGGAACTGCTTGAGTTCGAGAAGAATACTTGGAAGAAGACTTGGTACATCTTGTGCAAACTTGTACGTTCTATCACCAATATTGAAAGTTTCGTAAGTGATTCCCGGTACATTGCCATACTTCTTTTCATCCATTACATATGACGAATAACACAAGTTATGTGCCATCATAATGGATGGATACAGCGCTTCAAAATCAAGGGCTGTAATCGGTGTATAATAAGCACCCTTTTGAGCCTCCAGGACTGTCGCACCCTCATAAGGTTCTTCTGGAATAGCGCCATACCTAATAGTTGGAACCATAAATCCCAGTTCCCTAGCTTTCTTTGTAAGTTGTGAGAATACCTTGATTTGCTGACCACGCTCCACAAGAAAGGTAGCCGGAACCCAGGTCGCTTTTGCCATTTCAATCAAGTTTAGAAGAGTACATAACTTCTTCATAAGCTTATGTGGAAGAAGAGTATCCTTAATACAATATTCGGCAACTTCTCTCAATTTCACAGGATCTTCTTCTCTGTACCGCGCAAACATTTCCTTTGGTGCCATGTCAATTTTTTGATCACCAAGGTATAATCTTGATACATTATCAAGTTTATAACTATCAAGTTTGTACCCCTTTTTCACTTCGTGAAACATGTCAAAGATGAAACGACCACTCATTGGGAGTAGTTTCAGGAGATTATCACCAAGAGCACTCGACGAAAGTTTCTTGATTGTAAGTTCTGATTCGGTATCTTTCAACTTACCAAGGTTAAAAAAATCGAAGTGACATTTATTTATTTGTGCACGCTTGTAAATATATTCCATATCAAAACCAAAAATGTTCCATCCAGTGATAATATCTATATCTTTCTCGTGAAGATATTTATGAAAAGCTTCCAGCATATCTTTTTCCGTTGAATAACTGAGAATATTAGATCCCTCTAGGTTTGGATCTGTTTTCTTGTAACAAAGACATGTTTTATCGTATGGTTCATCGGAGCCAAACTTACACAAGGAAATAGCTATTTGAAAACAAGCATCACCCGGAATATTTGCGTCAGGAAACTTACCTGTAGAACTATTGCATTCAATATCTACAGAAGCTACAACAAATGGAGCGATGTCGTCTCTAGCCACGGGTTTCAATGTAGTCCAGTCATTACAAAAGAGATCCATGTTAACATTTGCTAGATGAGATCGAACACATTTGTCACCCGTATCTAACCACCCAGTCGATTGAATACCTGTACGATGCATCAGACGCAGTACTGGATCTAAATTTGATTCATAAACCTTAACATTCCGCGATCCAAATATCTCAAAAAGTTCGGGAGTTCTGTCAAGCGGCTTTCTCAGGAAAGAATCAACTAGACGTCTGGCTTGAAGATGTTTGAAATTTAATTTCATAAATGAAAATTCTTGATTATTTTGAAACCCCCAAACATCTTTGGATTTCATGACAGAATATGATAGAAGGGAATCTCTACACTGTTCATCTATTTTGTCATACACCGTTTTTAGTTTTTGATTAGTAATATTATCGGGAAGTTTTATAAAAAAATATGGTGTAAAAGACGTCGTTAGACAAACCGATTTTCCTTCTTCAGTCTTACCAAAAATACTGATGAGATGCTCATCTTCGGTATCTCTAGACTCCCATGTTAGTGCTTGGAAGACTACCATTTTACTGTTGTGTAAACATTGTCCTAAAATTTTAATATACTTTATTAGTAAAAATGTCAGCTGCTTTGATTGACCTTGTATCTAAAGGTGTCCAGGATGTATACATCACCGGCGAACCTCAGGTCAGTTTCTTCAGACAAAATTATAAGAAACATACTAATTTTTCTATGCGTCCAGAGCGACTTGATTATATTGGCACTTTTGCGGCTTCTAATGAAATTGTTGTCCCACTTCGTTCCAAAGGCGATCTTTTGAGTTACATATGGATTGAAGCCCCAGGGATTTCAATTGATGGTGATGGTAGTAATGATATATTTGTAACTGAAAAATTACCAACCACGTTTCAATTGTGGATTGGTGGTCAAAAAATATGCGAACTCGATTCCCTTTTCATTCAGGGTATTCACAACGTCCTTTACAATGACACAGCCGCGAAGGCTTCCATGAGAAATACTATTCAAACACAACACGATAATACTAAGGGTAATCACTTTACTATTCCTTTCTTCTTTGGTGAAGATTGGACCAAATGCCTTCCATTGGTGGCTCTCCAATACCATGAAGTTGAACTTCGTATCAAGTTACACGAATCCTTTAGCCCCGTAGAAACTCCAAAGATTTATGCGAATTATATATATTTGGATACAGACGAACGTAAGTTCTTTACGGATAATGAACATGAAATGTTGATTACACAAACACAGTTTCAACCCGGTACCCAATCTGATAATGAATATGATCTTACATATTTTAACCACCCAATAAAGGCACTTCACTTAATTCCAGGTAGTATCTCGGGTAATGATTGGAATGTTCATTATACCTTTGGTACATCAACTCTTTACATAAATGGTACACCTTTATTCGAAAATATGTCCAATGTGTATCACCACGACGTTGTTGCAGAAATGCACACCGGTGCTATTGCTACCAGCGTCCTCGATAGAGATACCGTTCATACATGGCCATTCTGTCTTAATTTATCAAAAACACAACCAACCGGTTCCTTGAACTTCTCCCGCATTGATAACGCGAAGTTATCTCTCACCGGTGTAACCTCTGAGTTTCCCAGTGTATATTCTCGTGTATATGCGGTGAACTATAACATACTCCGTATCAAGAATGGTATGGCTGGGGTTGCGTTTGGTAACTAATTTTAAATATAATGTATTCATAAAAACTTTTACATACGATTGGTTTAAAAATATCAATGATATGTAAGATATGAATCTCACCCCTATTAAACTCATCAATAATAAAGATGTCCGTAAGAATCTTTTGAGGGTAAAGGGGGAAACGTCAGACATTGACACGAATGATTACATAGAAAGTCGTATGAACACGAGTCTTGCTGCGAGACACCTCATGGCTATAGAGGATGCCGCTGAGATTGCCAAGCAACTTCTTCAAAGTCGGGGTATTTTTGAAAAGATTGGACGAGATATAAAAAAGGAGACTAACTACGACTTCAAGTTTCAATGTCGTAAAACATCTCATATGACTAAACCTACAAAGACCCGTGTGGGTGTTCAGTATCTTCATATCGCACATACATATTCAAGCGGTGATGGTCATTACGCGCTCGCTAAAATTAATCACAGTGATAAATCAATTAAATTGTTCAATTCAATGGGAGCAGGTAGAAGTGAATTTAAAAATGAACTTCGTAAAGTGTATGGACCTCAATACATAATACGGAATAAACAGTCTTCACTTCAACCAACGGGTGGTTTTGTCACAACAAACTTGGACAACTATAAGCGTC